ATGGGGGTATACGAATACGAGGATACGTATACTGAGTTCTCCACCCTTGGTGCAAAAAAATATGTTTACAGAGATGAAGATGGCGAACTTCACGCCACAATCGCAGGAGTTAATAAAAAGCTTGCACCAGAAGAGTTGGAAAGCTATGGTGGAATCGGAGCGTTTAGAATTGGATTCACGTTTTCTCATGCAGGAGGTACTGAAAGCGTGTATAATGACACTGTATACGGAGATTATACCGTAGAAAACCATAAAATAAAAATCACACAGAACATAGTTATCAGACCTTCAACTTACACCATTGGAATAACAGACGAATACCGTAGGATTTTGGCAGATGCAAGAACTTTAAAAGAATTTAAAGAAACATTTGACAAGAATTAATATTAGTGCTATAATAATTCATGTAACAGAGATATTATAAGGAGGTGAGAACATGAAAATTACAAGAGAGTTAACAGTTAACAAAATCAACGTTATCTGCTACGATCCAGAAAACAAATGCGAGATTACAAAAGAAATGATCTTAATCGGAAATTTTACAGACGATCAGATCAACAAAGAGATCAAAAAAAGAAATTTAGGAATCGTTATCGACTGGGAGCGAAACGAGGAAGAAACTAAAATCTATGGTATGGATGCAGAATTATTCTTAAAACACGCAACATTTACAAAATCATCAAGAGAAAAGGAGAATTAAATCATGGCAAAGAAACAGTATACTATCATTAAATCATCAGGAATTTTTGACACATATTTAGAGTATGATCTTATCGAGTCGCCAGCAATCACATCACTTAAAAATGTAGAAAACAAAGAACTTATCTGCGTGGGTGCGTGGGTAAAATATCTCACAACTGATAGCATTGGAAATGAAATCACATGTATTTCAGTGCAGGATGCAAACACAGGAGAGGTATTTTCCGGTCAGTCAACATCTTTTTGTGAATCATTTGAGGATATTGTAGACCGTGTATCTGATATGGATGAAGTACCCGATATGTTCTTTATCGAGGTTCTTCACAGACAGTCAAAAGCTGGTCGTGACTATTTAATATGCGCACTTGTTTCCCCAGATCGTGCGTTTGCCCGTATGGGATATGTCCCAACAGATGTTCCCATGCCGGAGCCACAGAAATAATGTTATCGTTATACGAAAATAGCGGGTATCTTTCGATACCTGCTATTTTAGGATATGGTCAAAAGTTCAATTACATATGGGGAGGACGAGGTACGGGGAAAACCTACGGTGGTCTTAAATATTGTATTGAAAACAAGAAAATTTTCGTGTACATGAGGTCTCTGCAAGCGCAGGTTGATACAATTAAAATTCCAGAGCTATCACCTTTTAAGAAACTCAACAAAGATATGGGATGGTCAATCTATCCGAAAACAATCGGAAAAAACGTTGCCGGATTTTATAACACATACACAGACGATAATGGCAAACTGGTGTACACAGGCCAGATTTTGGGCTACGCAATCGCACTAAACACTTTTGCTAATTTACGTGGTTTTGATGCATCAGACGTTGAGGTTGGAATATATGATGAGTTCATTCCTGAGAAAAGAGAGCGCAAAGTTGAAAATGCTGGATATGCTTTTAAAAATGCATATGAAACCATGAACAGAAACCGAGAACTAGGCGGAGAAATACCGATTCAGTTCCTACTCTTTTCAAACTCTGAAAATCTTTCGTGTAATATGTTTATCGAAAACAACTTGATGGAAAAAGTATCTGCGATGGATATCCGAAAGCAATCAGTTTCAATCATGCAGGAACGTGGGATCGGACTTTTTAATCTATTCGATTCACCAATATCGGAACGTAAGAAGGAAACCGCGCTCTATAAAATGTCAGGAGCGGATTCCAATTTTAACCGCATGGCACTTGGAAACGAATTTTACTCAGCGGATTACACAGGAATCAAACCAACGAACATAAAAGAACTGATTCCCATATGCCGTATGGATTCCATTACAATATACGAACGTAAAAACAAAAATACAATATACGTCACCCGTCACCACTCAGGAAACCCACCCACTTACACACAATCAGACAAGGACATCAAAGCGTTCCGTAGGGACTTCGTATACCTGTGGGATATGTACCTTTCAAACCGGGTCACGTTTGAGGATATCACATCAAAATCACTATTTGAAAATTATTTTAAGGACAAGTATTGACTTGTCCTTTTTTCTTTGCTATAATCAGCAATAGAAAGACAAGTGTTCGTGGCACACGTACAACACGTTGGGAGCGTGGGATCATAATGATCCAATGTGCATGAGTATGTACAACTCAAGAATTTGTAACACTTAATCTTTCAATCACATATGCGGAGTGTCATAGCCCGCATATGTTTTGTTTCACGTGGAACATGGTTCTCACCTTTTTTACAATGTTCCACGTGAAACATATATTATATGTTGTGCTAACTATAATGGTTAATGGAGGTGAAATATGGACGTTAACTCGTTATCAACTCTTATCAGTAACATTGGTGTGCCTTGCGCTTGCCTTATCGCTACTTTCTATCTCTGGCAGAAAGAAACGGATGCTCACAAGGAAGAAATGAAAAACATGACAGACGCACTCAACAATAACACTCAGGCGATCACAAAACTTACAGATCATATCACAGGGAGTGATAAAGAATGACGATCAACTACAACAAAAATATCAGAGGTGTGTACATCGTCACAACGAACACAGAGCCTCTGATGATCAGGGCAGAGCCTAACCTAGACGGGACAGTTATCGCAGAAATGCCGAAAAACACAAAATGTATCTGTCTAGGATGCTATTCTGGAAACTGGTATGCAGTCACTTACGAGCATGACGGTATTATTTCCACAGGCTTTTCACACAAAAATTATCTCAGGAGGGATTATAAGATATGACATTAGACAACTTAATCACACTTATCACAGCGGGATTCACGAAAGATGAAATCCTCACAATGTCAGGCACCGCACCCCAGCGTGCCCCACAGCCACAGCCACAGCCCCAGCCACAGCCCCAGCCACAGCCCCAGCCACAGAACTATCAGCAGTCACAGACACCAGTGCAGGGTGTACAGGGATATGCACAGCAGTTTCCACAGATGTTTCCACAGCCACAGCCACAGGCACAGGCATATCCGCAGACACAGCAGATTCAGCAGATCAGTGAACAGAATGATGTTCTGAATGCTCTGAAAAGTCTCACAAGTGCGGTACAGAGTAACAACGTTAACCTGATGCAGAACTCAGTTCCGAAACAGGTTACAACCGAAGATGCTATAGCAAGCATTATCAATCCGCCAAACTATGATGGATTGACAGGGGGTGAAAAATAATGGCGAATACATTAAGTTTCGATCAGATCAGCACAGTGCTGAATGATATCGTAAAACAGGCCACAGGCATTGAAACCATGAAAGCAACGGACACAAGCTCATTCGTAGCACAGGCACAGACAGCGTTACTTGTGGGTAATGACAGGATTATGAACAGCATTTCTCAGGTATTAGACAGGACGATCTTTTCTGTACGACCTTACAATGCTAAATTTAAGGGGCTGAGAAGAACTACACAACAGTGGGGAAACCATGTGCGTAAGTTAGGGATGCTGGACGATGATTGGGAAAACGATCAGAGACAGCCACTTGATGATGACACAGCTGTCGACATGTACAAAATCAAAAAAGGTAAAGTTTTACAGACCAATTTCTACGGCGGTCAGGTATTCCAGAGACATAGGACGTATTTCAGAGATCAGTTGGATCAGGCGTTCAGAAATCCTGATGAGTTTGGACAGTTCATTAGTATGTACACACAGAACACGATGGACATGATCGAGCAGGCTCACGAGAGTATGGCTAGGGCGTGCGTTGCAAACTATATCGGAGCAAAAAATATCTGGCAGACAAACGTTACGGCATCAACAGCGGGATATACTGGAGAGCACGTTGTTAAGTTGCTCACGATGTACAATACTGAGAACGGAACAAAGTTAACCGTCAATGATGTAAGAAAAGCGGAGAATTTCCCGAGTTTTTACAAATGGGCTTGTGCTAAGATCATGACTTACATGGACTTTTTCACAGAGAGAACAACTCGATTCCATGCGAATATCACGGGAAAAGAGATTGCAAGACATACTCCGCTGAGTATGCAGAACATCATGATTTTTAGCCCAGATCTTCATACCGCAGATACAACGGTTCTGAGTAACACGTTCCATGACCAGTATCTCAAAATTGCGACAAATGAAAAGGTTAATTTCTGGCAGACACTTGACAGTCCGATGGATATTAATGTAACGCCTTCAGTTATGATTCCGGACGGAAGTGTTGAAAAGGGTGAAGCTCAGGCAATGAGCAATATCTTTGCCGTACTGTTTGACGAAGAGGCTATGGGCCTCACTACGATCAAGCAGTGGAGTAGCACAACGCCTTTCAATAGCGCAGGAGGTTACTGGAATATCTACTATCATTTCACAGATCGTTACTGGAATGATCTTACAGAAAATGGACTTGTTTTTGTTCTGGAATAGGAGGAAATAATAATGGCGGTAACAGTCAATTTTAAGACAGCAAGCAAAAGAGTTAATTCTACTGGAGTTGTCGGCGGTGATGTTACCGCCGTTTCCTGTAATATTAATGAGCCTTGTTCTATTGAAAATCCACAAATCATTCTGAGAAATGGGGGTTCTGCTCCGTCTTGGAATTACTGTGAAATCAGTGAATTTGGAAGATCATACTGGGTGGAGGACTGGGAGTACAGAAACAACACATGGATTGCACATTGCGTTGTGGATGTGCTGGCAACGTACCGTGATACGATACAGGCAAGTAATTTGTTTTTTATCAGAAGCTCTACGAGTTTTGATGGGGATGTGATGGACACTCTATATCCAACGTTGTCAACACCAGTTAAGAAACGGACAGTCGTTAATGATGGTTTATTTCCGGTTGCTGAGTATGGTTTAAATCAGGGGTATTTTGTTTGTGGCATTGTGGGTGAGGATGGACTTACAAATTTTTATGCTTTTATTCCCACTAATTTTGCAGATTTTTGCTCAAAGATATTTTCTACTCTTGACTGGGCGAACAACTCAGGTCAGCAGATCACAGATAGTTTGCTAAAATGTTTGTTCAATCCGTTTCAATATCTGACAAGTGTTATGTGGTTTCCTTGTGAAAATGTTGGCGCCGGAAGTACGCAGGTTTCAGAGGTTAAGTTTGGTTTTTGGTCTTGCGATGTGACTGCATTGAAGTTGGGTAATAAGCCTTTTTATAGCAGGTCTTTTGATATGCCGATTTCTCAACACCCACAGGTTTCACGTGGAACATTTTTAAATGCGTCTCCGTTTCGTAGGATTCAGTTAACTATTGACCCGTGGGGAACGTTCGATATTGACGGAGGAAAAGTTGCAAGTGCTGAGAGCGTAACAGTCAGCGAAACTATTGACTGTATGAGCGGAGTTGGTGTAATGTCAGTGAGCGCAGGAGGTGTTACTTTATATAGTGGATATGCACAAATTGGAGTTAACATACAAGTGAGTGACTTACGGGCAAACATTATTGAAAGTGGAAGTAATTTGCTAAGTAGTATCGGGAATTTATTTTCTGGCAATTTTTTGGGAAGTGCGTCAGGAGTTGCAAACGCAGTTGAGAGTGCGATACCCGATGTACATACCAGAGGTGTTAATGGTACGTTGTTATCAATAGCACGTATACCTTTCGTTATTGAAACATTCTATAAAATCACGGATGAAGATAGAGCAGATAATGGCAGACCTTATATGAAAAATGGCACAATGCAGGAGTTAGGCGCTGGGTATTATGTGGTTGAAAATGGTTCGATTAATGTACACGGAGCAACTCGGAACGAAAAAGAACAGATCAAACAATTCCTTGAGGGGGGTGTTTTTTATGCGTAGTTTCCCTGCAAGCAATATTTCAATGTTTGTTGCGCTTATGACAAGTGCTAATGCAGGGCAGAACCCATGGGGATCTGGTGGAGCAGGCGGGATCGGAGGGTTGATGCTATTGGCTATGAATTGGTGGATTGAAAAATGTAATGATCCTGCGGTTGGTTATTCACAAGAATATAGAAACGAGCGTACAGTTAATGGCATAACCTACTATGATTGTTCATCATTTGTGTGGTATGGTTTGGGACATGCAGGCTATGAGATCAATTTAAGTGCATGTCCATTTACAACTTATACCATGGGTGGAATTTTGAAAAGTCTTGGCTTTGAAGAAATTATAATATCAGACTTTGCAACTTTTGATTTTCACGTTGGTGATATTCTAGTTATTAATACTAGTGAACATCAGCATACGGAAATTGTTCACGATCTGGAAAATGGCGGTCATACAATGGGAGCGCACAGTTCAAAAAAACCGTTACCGGATCAGGTTAGTATTAATACGTATGATCTTCAGAGCGGTATTCATTACACACATTGTTATCGTTGGCCTTTTTCTGGCGGTGACTGGCAGATCGGTGGAAATAGTGAGTATTTCGGAAATCCCGAAGCCAACCTGTGTGGAAATAATGAAAAAGCCATAAATAACGCAACCGTGATATATAATTATTTTAAGTCACAGGGATGGAGTGTAAACGCTATAGCGGGGCTGTGTGGAAACATACAACAGGAAAGCACTTTCAATCCTGCGTTGATTGAAATTGGAGGTACTGGACATGGGCTTGTACAGTGGACACCCCCAACTGATTTATATAATGTTCTTGACGTGCTGTTTGGAAATCATGATGATTGGTATGATGGACAAAAACAGTTGAGCGTTATTTTTGCAGAGTTTCAGCAAAGCTCTGGAATTAAAAACTGGGGTATCGAGCCACAATGGTATAGCACGAGTGCATACCCTTTAAGTTGGAGAGAGTGGAGTGTTAGTACACAGGATGCAGGTTACCTTGCACTTGCGTTTCAGGCAAATTATGAAAGACCTGCTAGTATACATCAGGAACGTGCCGGATATGCTAGAGCGTGGTTTGATTATTTTAATAGCTTATAGGAGGTGAATATATGTTTGGATGTGATACAGGTGTTGGCGCTCCTGTAATGTATAATTATATCAATCAGTATAATAGTAGCATAAGCCCGAGCACTAACCACTGCAAAAATACTCAGTTATTTTGGTATTTTCAGAGATATTTGTTACAGAAGGCTATATCTGTGATGAAATGGGATGTTCCTGATAACTGGGATAAAGATTATTTTCTTTATTGCCTATACTGTTGGGGCACAGTTGCTGTTATTAATACTGACAAGTTTGGTGTTATTCCACAGGGATGCACACTCAAGGGGTACAACGTTTTTTACAGACCAGCACAGGCTGTAATTAGCAATCCATTGCTAAAGGGTGTGATTGAACCTGTAATTGGAGAACAGTGCGTTCTTTTTAAATGTACCGCCGACTATTGTGGAATCATGGATCTGGTAGGAAGATATGCAAATGAAATGGCTATCGCTATGGAATCCTTAGACATGAACGTGATGAACAGTAAACTTGCATATGTTTTCAGAGCAAGGAATAAAGCGGGGGCGGAATCCCTTAAAAAAGTCATGGATCAGGTTATGAGGGGTGAATTAGCTGTTTTCTATGACGAGAAATTAAGAATACAGAGAGGGGATCAGACAGAGGAGCCGTGGGATTATTTTGTAAATAATTTAAGACAAAACTATATTGCAGGGGATGTGTTAGATACTCTGAGAAGATTGGAAGAACTGTTTTGTACTGAGGTTGGGATCCCGTCTGCCAGATCGGACAAGAAAGAAAGAATGATATCGTCCGAAGCTGAGAGCAATGAGGTCGAAACTTCAACTAGGATGGAGATGTGGTTAGACGGATGGCAGAAAAGTTGTGCAGATGTTAAGAAAATGTTTGGTGTGGATGTGAGTGTAAATTGGAGACACGATCCAAATAAGAAAAAAGTTTCACGTGAAACATCTGGGGGTGATGATGATTGAGTTTATTAACTGTTGAAGGATTATATAATTATGATAACACGTTATTTGACTGGTTTAACGTTCCCGAAGGACTTGTTAAACAGATTGCTATTGATGCAATTTTAATGCGAACAAGAGAGTTAGAGATTTTATATCCGGATCTTACCTATATGAAAAATCGTATCAAAATATGGAGTAACAAGTATCAAAATAACTGGAAAAAATTATATGATACGACAGTGTTAGAATACAACCCGATCGAAAACTACGATCGTATGGAAGATTGGACAGATATAGACATCGAAAAAGGGAGCAATTTTAGAAGTAACGACATAAATAACACAGTTGGAAACGTTATCACAGAATCAGGATCAATTACGGAACAAAATACCGCTTTTAATGATGGACTTAAAGATCATGCAAAAAATATTACAAGTAATAATACAACAAATAACGGAACAGAATACACACAAGAAAATGGACAGGATTCAAGTCAAAGAGATTTAAAGCATACAAAAATTGGCAGAGCGCATGGAAACATTGGAGTTACTACTTCACAACAAATGATACAGAGCGAGCGAGATTTAGTTGTTTTCAATCTGTATGATGTGATTGCGGAAAGTTTCGTAGAAAATTTTTGTTTAATGGTTTATTAAGGAGGTATATTTATATGAGTATGGAAAATTTAGGACCTTACAGTAACTTTCATGAGTTAAATCAGGATTGGTTTTTAAATGAATTTAACAAGCTTGTCGAACAGTGGAAAGCTATGCAGAAAAAATTTGACAGCTTGCAGGATGCTTTTAACGATCTTAAAAGTTATGTGCAGAATTATTTTAAGAATCTGGATGTACAGGATGAAATAAACAACAAAATTGATGATTTAATTAATAAAGGTATGTTTTGGGAAAATATACCTAAAATTCTGAGCGTGTTACAGGATAGCACTGAAATAGTGAATGAAAACCTCAACGACAATAACACAGTATACGAAAAAGTAAACAACGAATTTACAGACACCGGATTATCTGCTATTTTTGACAT